AATCGAAACCAGAAGCCTGTTCTGCGAGTTTGTAGAATTCCTCAGCAGAATTGATGACCTTGGCAAACTCTCCGTTTTCGCCAAAGAACTTTCCAAGAATCTTAAGCGTTTCGGTCTCATTGAACTGGCCCGTAGTCATATTGTACACACCACCAGTACGCTGACCATTTGCTCCAATCTTTCCGAACAACTGCTCCTCCAATTGAGCCATCACTGGCTCTATCAGATGGATGTTCATCATACGCTTGGCAACGTCAGAGATGATATCCTTTGCAGCATCGTGGAAAGCCTCAAGGGCATCTTCTCCGTTTTCGAATGCCGTCCATAGTGCATCGGAAATCTGAGAGGCCCATGCCTCAATGTCGATCCCCCAAAGCTCGTTTGCAAGGTCTTGGACGAAGAAAAGTATCTGGTCATCCAATTCCGCGATCTTACTCTTGTACTCATCCAGTGCATCCTGAGAACTCTTTTTCTTGCTTTCTTCGAGATTGTACATCTCCATATAGTCCTCACGCATAGCTTTCAGGTTCTCCAATTCAGCAGCATAGCCGCTCTTATTGGAATTCCTCTTGTAATACTCCTGCATGGCCTTCTTTGCCTCATCGGTAACAGTTATCTGTCCGATTATAGGAACAGCAATCGTACTTTGTGTATCCTTGTATTGTTGCGCCATTGCCTGACGCAACTTTCCATAGTCATATCCAAGAGTCCTCTCGCGTGCCGACTTGATAGCCTCCGTATTCTCCTCTAATGAGTCAGCATGGTCTTTCAGCGCATCTATCTCACGCTGAATACCTTTGTCATGCAACTGCGCAATGCTTGTCAGACCACCAAGGACTGCGCCTGCAGCCATTCCGTAAGGGCCTAAAGCGGATAGTGACGAAGCACCGCCGACCATACCGCTTAACACACCGCCTGCATCACTCATGGCATTCGAAGCACCTTCCATTCCAAGGGCATCAAACAGGTCAGCCAGCATATTTGCTCCAGTAGAAAGGTCTTGGAAAGCCTTGGCCAGCTGTTCGGCTGTCTTCTGGGCTTTTGTCATGGACGCCGCTCTCTGTTCCTCTTCTATTGCTCCGGCTTTGTCTCCGTTTGCCATCTTTTCCCTTGCCTTGTTCCTGTGATATCCTATCAGACCCTGATATCCACCACTCAGATATGCTCCAACACCACCTCTGATACCAAGGAATCCGTCTGACTTGAACTCTGCTGCAATCTTATTCAGCTTATCCATCTTGTCAGCATAATCCTGTATGGTTATGATACCGCTCTTCATCTGGTCATACAAGTTAGCGGCTTCTTTGTTGTATGCAGCAAAGAAACTTTCTTCTGCCATTGCAAGGGAGTTGTTGTAGAGGCTTGAATATGCTGCAGTAGCCTGCCAGTTCTTCGTTTCCATATTGGTGGATGCTGTGCTTCGTCTTCTGTCTGCCTCCTCTTGAGTGATGACACCCTGCCCGAGAAGACGGTCCGTTTCCTCCAGTATCCTGTTGTATTCCTCCTGATTGCGCATGCGGATAGACTCGATATCAACAAGTGAAGCAAGCCACTTGGCATAATCCTGTATGTCGGATACCGTCAAGTCCTCCTGTGCTTTCTTCCAGTCCTTCAATCCGTTCTGGACCGCCTCTATCTTGTCTTCTACGATACCAAGAGAATAAACGTACTCGTCAATCTGTTTCTCACTCATACCAAGAATGCTGTCGAAATCTATGCCGACACCAGCAAACGAAGCAATGTTCATCCGTTTCAAATCAGCTGGAGTAGCACCGGGAGTAATTCCGCTCAAACGTGCAGCAAGCATACGGTCACCAGTTTCAGATACGACAGAATTGAAGATTTCCCATTTTCTTGTCAGCTCGTCAATATCACGGTTTAATGCGGAAGACCATTCCTCACTTGACTTTTCAAAGTCCTTGCGGATGAACTGGTCATTTTCCTTGGATATCTCCTTGTCAATCTCGGTCTTCACCTTCTTGTCGGTGATAGACTTGTATGCCTTGGTCTTTGAGATATTATTCAGATGGCTGCGAACATCCTCGATATTCTTGGCGGTAATACCAATCTTGTCAAGCACGTCGCCAAACTCGGCCTGCACATGCTCCCATGCACCCTTGTCTCCAACCTTCTCACGCCAGTATTGGAAGGCATCAGCAGCCTCCTTGATGACACGTACCTGTTCACGGACAGCCTTGGCAGCTTCTTGATTCCGCTTCTCAACCTTATGCGAACCGTCCTTCTTCATATCCTTGAAGTTAAGACCTCGCTTATTACCGAAGGAGTCTATCAGACTCTTGGCATCCTGCTTTTTCTTCAACTCAAGAAGCGTATTGTACAGCTCAGGATTATAGTTTTGTGATGCAGGACCGTAGTTCTCAATAACAGCATCTGTCAGACCTTCAAGTCTGATACCTGCCTTGATTGCTATCGGGCCGAGTTTGTTGATGGTTGTCTCAGCCGTCTGGTATGCCTTTCGTGCTTCCTCGATAATCTGCTCCATCGACATACCAGCCTTGATTTGGATGCCAGTCTTCTTTGCGTCCAATTCATCTTGGATAGCCTGCATCCACTCTGGCAGTTCTTCTACGACAGGCTCAAGATCAGGCTCAAACTTTATAGGCCATCTCTTTTCGAGTTTCTTCTGTATGACATCGTAGATATTCTCCCACTCTGGATGCTTCTCCATCCACAGTTTTGATTCCTTCAGCAAAGCACCGACCTGTGATTCCGACAAATGCTTGCCGTTTTCCTCAAATCTATATCCTGCTTCTTTCAGACGTGTCTCGGTTGCGTCGAAGAATTTGTCCAGTTCTTTTAGTGCCTCACCTTTACTCTTCAAGAAATCTGCATAACCTTCCTGGAGGTTGGCTATACCTTCGCTATCGGCTCCTCGCATATAATAACTTGCAGCCTTAATACCAAGACGATACTTGTCTTGATTCTCCCAGAACTCTGCAAGTTTCTGGCCGTAGGTTGTCATGTTTGCAGTAGCTTTCCTGAATGCAGGATCTGCTGCTTCTGCTGCGTCAATTGCATTCTTGATAGCGTCGCCATACTTCTCGCTGTACTTGGTTACTTCATCCTCGAAATTCTTGATAGACTTTGCATATTGTGAGATATCCGTCTCGACATTCTCATCAAGCCAGCTTCCTGACGTCTCGTTGATACCATACTCAAATGCACCAGCAGCCTTTTCCATCTCCTCATATACTGCCTTTGTCTTCACCAATTCCTCACGGAGGAACTTGTATTTTTCAGCTAAGGACATGACATTTCCTTCGGAGTCTTTGCCGAATGCCTCATTCAGTACCTTCTGAGCATTTATGCCATAGTTCTTTAACGATTCTGTCATTGACTCGATACTAGTCTTCAATACAGAATCGTCCATGACGTCAGTATATGGCTTTATCTCTTCCAGTTGCTTGCCGATATTCTTCTGTGATTCTACTGCAGTTTCGCTGAACTCTTTGGTAAGTGCAGCAGCCTTGCGTACCTCTTCATTATGCTTTGACCATAAGTAGATTAATCCCTCAACTGCAGCAAATCCTAATGTCACAGGATTAAAGACAAACTTTGCAAGACCCATCAAGGCTCTGCCAAGGCCACGAAGAGCAACCGTGAATCGTCCTGTAGTAGCGATTGCACGCAACTGGTTAATACTATACTTTGATGTGGCAAGGGCATTGCCTACCAGCAGCTTTCCAGAACGTTCGAGTTCGAAGTTCAACGCAATTGTCGCCAGTTTCCACATTCCGAATGATGCACCTCCAGATATGACCAAAGGCATCAGTACGCGCCAGCTCTTGGAGATTTCCGTCATTACCTCTGCCACCCTCTTCAAGAAATCGCCAGGAGCACTCTCGGCCATCTCAGAATACATAATCTGGAACGAGTCGCGCAGGTTCTTGAATTTTGCATTCAATGCCTGAGCCATTGTCTCCTGTGCCTCGAAGAACATACCGCCCTCGTCTGTCAGCTGCTTCAACACGTTCAGTACGTCTTCATATCCGATTTCCTTGTTACGTGTCATCTTTCGGATTTCCTGCTTGGTCTTGCCAAGGTTCTTTGACAGCTTCTCCAACAGAGGAATGTTACCCATCGAGAACTGACGAAGGGTGTAACCTGAGAGAGCGCCCTCAGAACGCACATGACCAAGAGCCAATGCCAGACGGTCAACACTTGTTCCCGTTGCTGCAGAGATATCAGCCAGTCGCTTCGTCCATTCGTAAAGTTCTGAATATTGGAATCCATAGGCTGACAACTGCTTGGTCATGGCATCCAACTGCTGTACACCGAAAGGAGACTTGACGGCCAATTCCTTAATCTGGCCAAACAGATGGTTTGCCTGAGCAGTGTCCTGCAGGATAGCACCGATAGAGAGTCGCTGCTGTTCCAACTGACCACCAAGTTCGATGATGTTGTTGATGAATGACTGCGCCCCCCATACAGAAAGATATTGCAATGCCAATGACTTCAAGTCATTTAATACCTGTGACTGGGTCATCAGTTCCCTAGTACTTCTGCTTACTGCACTGGAAAGGCCGGACTGACTGTTTTCATATTCCTTCGTCGCCACCGTGACCTGACGGAGGATATTACTCATGCGTTCAAACACGCGAACCGCTCCAGAGTAATCTCCAGCATTCATCAGCTGGCGCATCCTCTGAATAGCGACCTGTATCTCCTGCTGCAGACGCTTCATCTCCTCAGAACCGCCATTGGCCTTCATATAGTTCTTCATCTCGTTGAAGGCCATGCCTAACTTGCGAATACTTGCCTCTGCCTGCGAGCTATCCTTACTGATTCCCTTATTGAAAGCCTTTGACTCACTGATAGTATCCTTCATGTCGGACTTAATCGCAGCAAGTGCGGACGTCAACTTGCTCAGACGCTCTGAATTCATTCCGCGCTGCAAGGCTTCTGCGACACTAGGCGCTGATGTTATCTCCCTTACACTGTTCCTGATTTGGTTTAAAGCGGAATAGTATTCTCCAAGCTTAGAACCGAATGGTCCACCACCACCCGTGCCACGCTGGATATCGATGATTTCCCTCTTTATGTTCTGGATGTCGGAAAGTAACTTCTGATAACGGTTTAACATCGCCTGCTGAGAATCGCCTATCTGCTGTTCGCTCTTGCTCGTCTTTGCGGTTGCATCGGCCACCTTGTTCTGAGCAGTAGCCATGTTGTTCAGCTTCTCAGTAAGTTCCGTGATGGTCTTCTGGGATGCGTCTGCCTCCTGCTTGACCTTCTCCAAGTCACCTTGCAGCTTCTTCAACTCGGCATCATTGCTAGTGTTGACTGCAGGGTTACTAAGTGAAGCCCTCATCTCATCGATACTCTTCTTTACCTCGCGGAAAGAGGCTTCTGCATGTGTATTGGCATTAACCAGCTGCCCAGCGTTTTCTACAGCCTTGTCATATGCGCCCTTCGCGCTGTTGACAACCTCCTGCTGAAGCCTGATGTTTTCTTTCAGCTTGTTTATCTGGTCGGTATATCCCTGTTTGTCTGTGAGGTTTGTGGTGGCATCGCGATTACGACGAGCAATTGCCAATTCACTGTTGTAACGACCAAGCGTCACGATGGCATCCTGCCATTTCTGCTTGAGGTCTTCAACCTCCTGGTTCATCTTGCGGGTTCCTAGGTCTCCCACACCTCCAGCACCTGCCGCAAGCTTTAAGAACTCCTTGTTGATGGACTCTATTTCCTGACGGAGATTCCTCAACTGAGGTGAATCACCGATCTTACTCAAGGCAGACGTGACCGCATTCAGGTCTTGTATGTTTATCTGAAGCTTGATAGCAGTTTCCTTGGAATAATGCAGAATGAAATCATCCAGATCCTTCTTCAGCTTATCCAAATCCTTGACGCTGTTACTTACGCCAACTTCGAACATTAACTGGTTTGCCATATATCGTCTAGTTTTTGAGATTTTTGGCAAAAATAACCAATGAATTGGTTATCTACAACAAATGACTGATAAACAAGCGATTATATTTTAAAACATATTGCAGAAACAAAAAAAATGGGGGAAACGGACAAGCCGAATCCCCCAACCAACACGGCAAGTGATGGTTACTTACATGGTTCTCCAAGAATCCTTACCGCCTGACGCATCAGGAATCCAGTGAGCCACGCACCATCCTCACTCCCGAATGGTATGTCGTAATACTTGTGGATGGCTACGGAGGCATGATAGAGGCATTCGTGCGCTATCGTGTCCCAGTACTGCGGACTTGACGTGGCGCTGCCTATGAACACAAGACTCATGCGTATGTCACCACGGCTCACACACATACCAGAATTCTCTTCGTACAAAAGCACATCGACCGCATGGTCAAGGCTTTCGCCATGCATTCCGAAGGACATCATGTCCTGACGCATCTCGTATTCGTCGAACCTTCCGAGGTCATAGCATATGACTATGCCCCATGCTCCGTCAACGTCAAGGTACTTGGTCTTCATAGGCTACACGAACATCTGCCAGTGTATAGCAACACCCTTGTCACACATCTTTGCCGCAAAGCAGCTCAACACACTCGTCGACTTTCCGTCCGGATCACAGATGGTCTCCTCGACATACTTCGCACGGTGCTTGTCATCTGGAAGGGACTCCTGATAATCGGCAATGGTCATCATGTAGAGATACCACGCGTCAAAGATGCACTCGTCTGGGATCTTCACACCATTGGCTTTCAATATTTCCATCACGTCGTCCACTGAACGCATAGTGACTGGTTTCATCGCTTTTGTTGCGGTGTCATACATCTCCATATTCCTGATAGCCCACGATGCCAGCTTGCGGCTGAAATGCCCCTGATATGCCTGCATATAGGCTGCTTCCTCTTCTGTCATTAAGTATTTCATAATCCTTTTATTTGTAAACTAAATCCGTAAAAAAGTAACTTTCTGATAATCAGCCATTTCTTATCTTCACGCAGAGTGACTGAGATAAATTTCTTCTTTTTTCTGCCACATTCTGAAAGAAAAGGCCGAGAGAGCCGAAACCCTCCCAGCCATGCTCTTAGCGTCCACGGCGCATGTGCTCATCGTTCTCGTCGAATGAACCGTCTTCGTAGCCGTGGCGGTAGCCTTCACGATAGGCTTCCTCTGTACGGTAGTTCGTACCTCCGTAATTGCGGTAGTTACCGCTACTCACCCAACTACCACTGTTACCGCGATAGTTACGGCGCATGTGCTCACGCATATTGGAGCGCATCTGCTCCTTACCTTCTGAGTCATTGATGATGATATACGGCATAGTCGTAATGTTTTAAGGGATTCATCTCTTCGTCGGCCCGCTCAGTTCACGCATGAACGAGAGTATCTGGTCAAGCTTCGAGTCGGTCTCCTTGCGGTGCTCGACAAGCTCCCTTATTGTACGGTCTCGGTCCTTCTCCTCCTTGTACCTAGGATTGAGCGTCTCTATCATCTTCTCGCCCTCGGATAGGACTGACTCATGGTAGGGAACCTGCTCGATCGCCTTCTTGGAGGTTTCCATCATTGCATCCACCGCCTGCAAGGTTGCCTCGCGTGAACAACTGACAAATGTCTGCCCGTTGTTGTATGACGTGGACTCATTAGATACGGGGATGTTGTTGAAAGGAACATCAGCACCGTTGATGGTGACAACAAGGTCTACCACATGGTTCTGCGTGTTCATGGCCGCAAGACCGTTCAGGATGTTAGGCGTCTGCGTCTGATAGGGCGGCTTCGGGTCACTCTTCGACTTGACGACACCAACTTGAAGCACAGGCTTCTCACTCTTCTGTATAACGTAGACTGGCTGACCAGCCGACAAAGCATTGAAATCCATTGTTTAATCTTTTTTATTAATCTTTCTCGTTTTCTTTTTTGAGGAAGGGGTGGCGGACTCTGAAACAAGCCCGTCACTTCCTTCTTCTTCCCTTCATGCTCCTGCCGTGCCCCCGGTTGTGGGAGTCAGGGCTGCATTGATGCGGTCGACGATGTTGTCAGCGACTGCCGATGCCCAGATTGTGGGTACTGCCGTCATGCTGTTGTTGGGCAGCGTGATGGTCGCAGGCTGGCAACGCTTGATGGCCTCCACCTCCTGACTGATGACGTTGAGCTGACCGAGCACGGGCGATACCGCCTGCTGGACGAGAGCTGCCGAATACTTCTCCGACTCCAGCTTCTGCACCTGTGCGGTGAGTGCTGAGATCTCACGGTCCTTACGGGCAGACTCCATCGCGTCAATCTTGTTGTCAAGAGCGATATAGTTGCGGTTCATCGTTTCGCTGAGAGCGGTGGTCTGCTGGAATGTAGCCAGCTGGTCGGCTGCGCTCTTTGCGGCGATGGACTGCTGAATGCCTGCGAAACCCTGATTGACGCTGTTGCCGAGCTGACACAGACCGAGTCGGTTCTCGCAGCAGCAGTTCTGGAATGCACTGATGATACTTGCATCTCCGCTTTGGATGGCGTTGATGACCTGCAAAGCGTTCATGCCTTGGTTGGCAGCAATGGTGTTCAACGAGTTCTGCACGTTCTGCACTGCCGAGTTCACAAGGTTGAAATCCTGACCAATCATGCTGCTCAAGCTGCTGATGGCCGTGCGCTGTGCCTCGCCATTGTTGGTGATGGCCTGCATGATGAGATCGCGACCTGAGTCGTTTGCAAGCTGGTTGCTCAAGAAGGCTGCTCCTCCGTTGTTGCCGCCGCCGAAGCCGTTGCCCCAGCCGCCGTTACCCCAACCGAACATTGAGGCAATGATAGCGAGTCCGAAGAGGTCGGCGATACTGTTGAAGCCGTTACCCCCGCCAAGGAAACCGCCTCCACCCATACCGCCGATGGGAATGGTGAACTGCGGTGTTCCCGAATTGTCTGGTATTGAATAAATCTCTGCCATAACGAATTTTTTTAATCGTGAATAATAAAGTTACCTCTGTCACAAGCGCTTTGACAGGGGCAAAGATAGAAAAACAACGATTATGTTCAAAGAAAAACGCGGTTATCCCACTGCTCAAAACGTGCAGTTCATGATCATCTTCCCGATGATCTTATATACCTTTCGCTCGCATATTCCGTACTTTTCCGACAGGTGGGCGATGATGTAGGTGGTCTTATGCCCCATGTTCTTCATGATGTCAAACTCCTCAACCATCGGCATGTGCTGATAATCTTCCATTTTAATGCCACGTTCGTGCAGCATTTTCATCACTTTTTCCACAATTTTTACTAATTCTTTTACTTTCATAAGTGCAAAATTTGGTTTGTTAATAACTTTTTTATATCTTTGCACCCGTCTCACATACAAACATAGCACAGTTAACCCATGATGTCGTAAAACAGGGCATGTCCCCCGACGCGACACCATGGGTGCTATTTAATAGATGTATGTGAGAGTCGTTTATTAAAGTCGGGGGATTTTTCTTTCCCCATGACCGTTAGAGTTCTTTCTGCTCGCCTGTCTCGACGAAATGCTGGAAGTCGATCCTCTTTCCGTGACCAAGGAAATCAAGGTCGTTTCCTTCGGCCTCGCGCTTCTTCTTCTTCTCAAGCCACTTCTGATACTGGTTCTTTGCGTAGCTCTCGCTGACCTTACCGTTCTTCCAAGGCTTGTCGTTATCCTCGTCCTTCTTGAAGACGACTATCGGCTGGTCTATCACCAGAAGTTCCACTTGCGCGGCTGTCAGTCCCCAGTAGTAATCCCACATCGGAACGCGGATGAGACCGAAGCAGAAATCACGCGGCATCATGAGCCACTGCCTTGCTTTTCCGTCTCCTGCTGCTGCGCCGAAGCGAGTTCTTGAAGGGTACGCTCGGCTTCTTCCGTCCTCATATTCATTAGTGTAGCCCTTGCCGCGGTCAGTGACATGGTAGTCATTAAGAACGGCATCAGAGGTACTTTTTTTTTACCTTCGTCAAGGATGTCCTGCAGCTGCACGTTGTCATACTGACGGATATAGTAGAACCAGCGCCACAAGAACCAGTAACGGAACATGAGCTTCCAATACCCGTCGAGGATATAGATGGCAGCAGCCTTGCAGGCCAGCTTTGAATCCTCCATGATGGCATCGAGCGCGGAGTCCTTCTGTCCATCCTTGTCATCGGTCTTGCCTTTTCGGATGAGCAGACGCGACAGGCGGTCTATCTGCCCGCTCTTCAACCATCTGATCTTGTACTTCTTACTTGTCCCAAGCACACCAACCACCGTCGCATCATTGTCTCTGATGCTAGCATACGTCCTCTGCGACTGCAATGACGGCTGTTCAATCTTCGGTTCTTTCTCCATAACTATTCATATAAAGATTTGTAGTTCTCAAGCCATTGGCGGTAGTCCTTCTTCCTCCAGCTTCCATGGCCGAAATGCACGATATAGGACCATATGTCCGTTTCCTCACAGGGAAGGCCCTTGCTGTCAACCTCCTCCAGAAGCCATGCACCCGTATCATACCTGTTGTTGGGGAATACACTGCTCAATGCCCACATCTTCTCTCCGTTGAAATACCTGATGCCGTTCTCCCTCAGCATCGGTACATTGAGCCAGCAGAGCATAGGATGGAACAGGGTCACACCGTCCTTTGTGTGCCTTGTCCCGACTACGGCATTGTCTGGACTGGCAAAGCGGCTTATGTCTTTTCTTATCAGGACGTCCGAATCCATCAGTATGAAACCATCTGTCAGGACATCAAGAAGATAGTCGACACTCCTGCAATGCTTGGCACTTCCGAAATTGCTCTTGTTCCTGTCATCCTCCTGCCTGTCAGGATAATGGCTCAGCATCTCATCGAAATCGATGACCTGACCTTTCGTATTATCGATGATAGACACATTCGTAAACTTATGCGGAAACGGCTTCTCGTCGCTGTTGTCAAACACGGTAACCCTGCAGCCTGGAGTATGCTTGTTAAGCGAACGTATGGTGGCCTCTGTGAATTCAGGTGTGTTATAATGTACAATGGCCACGTCTATGCCGTTCCACCATTTCATGTTCGTGCTTATCCATGCCGAGATGAGACGTTCCGCAAGGAATGATAGCACCCTCGTCTGATAATCGACACGGTTGTTTCCGAAATCAGCATAAGCCTTCTGTTTCCATTCGTCGACATTCGTGTTGGATATGCCGCATGAAGCAGCAAACTCATCAAGTAACGGGAACAGGTACTCACACATCTTCCTGAAATCCGTCCATCTCATCAGAAAGCAGCAGTTCGCTATCAGTACTTGACCAACTTTGATATCCAGGGAATACGGATTCATTTCCCCATACTTCTTGTCAAGGATGGAAATCATCGTGTCCATATCCTTCACATTATGGCACTTGGCATACTGCTCATAGATGGTCTGGCCACCGAAATCCAAAGCACGGAATATCTGACACTCACCCTTCTTGGGCAAAGTACGTACGTTCAGATGTCTCCTGTAGTGCTCAAAACCGACATAGTCGGACTTCTTGCCGTTCTTCCAGACATACCACATCGTAACCATCTCGCTGTATACCGGGTTCATGTGGTTGATGTTCTTTCCTTCTATATCCTTATGGGTAGCGAAGAGAATGTGATGTTCGTCCTCACGCAAGGCATACCTGTCTATAAGTTCGTCCTTATGGTATGTTACCCATATCTTGTAGTCTTCCTTCTTCTTCTCCATTAGTCTTTCATTTAATATCCTACGAACAACGGATGCGTATTCGCTGATATCGCCTACACATTCATTGTCATTGACGCAGACAATGCCATTGGCCTTACGCATGACATCGCCTATACGCTCTGGTGTCTCCTTCACTGAAATACAGGTACTACCTACCCTTCCGTCAACACATTTCCTTGTAAATTGCTGCCATAGTACGTACAGATACTGGTTATAGCTCGTCTCTGAACGTCTCGGTGTTATACCCTCCGTTATCTCTTTGTCAAAACATCTCCTTGCCTCAAGACACGCGCTTTTCAGAAGAGGAGCAAGACAATGGCCGTTATACAGCCATTTGTCGCCAAGGTCAACACCGAAGTGTGACGCAACCATATCCTGCTGGTTCCTGCATTTCCTGTGGAATATGTTCGGCTTCTCAGGAAAAGTCTTCTCAGTAAGATGCTGCACAGGCATCCCTCCTGCGAAAAAATCCGTCTCAGCCATCGGAGAGACAGGATACATGTCATCATTTCCGTAGATGAAATGCTCGGAAAGTCCCTTGATGTACGGGATGAACATCTCAATCGTGCAACTGCAGAAACACGGAAGGTATCTGTCAGGTATGATATCCTTGTGATAGACGATACTGATCCCCTTTTCATCCATCCAGTCCTGTTTCTGGCTTTCACGCGCCAATATAATATATATTGTACGTACGAACGGCATGAACTTCCTGATGCATCTTATAAGCAGATACTCCGTCTTCCATGAACGGAAACGTACGTTACCGCCTGCAAGATAACCGGGAACGTGCCTATGAGAGACATAGTCCTTCTGCCATAGCACGTCATCCTCAAAAACCATCGGAACTACAAAATCTATTTCCATTCTATTGACTTGTTAGTTGGTATGGTAAGTTGTAAAAAAAAGCGGCGACGATGACTTGCAATTCACCGCCACCGCCAGTCGTTTAGAATGGAAACGTCTACTCGCTAGATGCACCTGCGATCTCGAAGATACCCATGGCGTCAGCATCGCCGCCTGCTGAGGTAGAGCCAGTGAGGCTGATACCGATAGGCTTTGCGCTGTTGGCCTCGTCGAATACGATGGTAGCAGACAACTTGGCAGCCTTGATGGCGAATGCCTTGTTGCCCTCGTCGTTGAATGCAACGATACCGAGATTGACTGCCAGAGAGGTCTCTGCGAAGATGAAACCGCTTGCACCTTCTGCAATGCCAGATGCGGACTGCGCATCTGCCACAGTGAAGCCGAAAAGCTGGAGCAACGACTTCGTGATAGACGGTACGAACAGGTTGACGGAAGTCTCACCGGGAGTGGTGCGGCTGGTCCAGTCAGCTGTCAGACCGTGGATCTTGTAGTGTTCGATACTTGGCTCACCGCCAGTGTAGGTGAAACCACCGTCTTCTGCAACGGGGATCTCTACGAGCGATGCACCTGAACCAAGTGTGAAGTTGGACGAGAAACCGCCCTTCACAACCTTAAGTGCGCTGATACCAACGAACTTATTGGTCTCTGTTCCTGCAATATTTGCCATAATCGTTACGTTTTTGTGTTGTTAGAATTATTTTGAATGAATATCAAATGTTATTGTGACGATCTGGTAGCCGAACTCATCCACACCAGTTGCGAGAACCGTAGGATTCGCGGCTGCGATGTACTCTCCGCTGATAGGGAACCTGTCCGTAACCTCCTCCGTAAAGTCCGAGAGGGAATTGACGTTGTACGTCATATTCTTCTTGGCCCTTGAGAAGAGATACAAGACACCAGTGGTCGTAAGATGGAACTTGTGGTTGCCAACTGCCATATCAGTTATCTGTGCTGGAAGGTCTACGACAATGTATTTCTGCATCATCTCGAAATCAGCCTCCTTGACATCAGGACGCTGCGGGAAGATGAACTTTCTCCCAACAACTCCTTCAAGGCCGTTGATGAGATCATTGTACATCTTTGCTATGGTTGTAAGATTTGCCATATCCTATGCAGCTCTTAACGGTTTAAACGATATCCTGAATTCTTTCCACGCATCCCTTTCGGTCCTTACGAATCCTGTAGTGCCTCTTTCAATCTCAACCCATTCCGCGTATTCGACAGTATAGGCTACGGTAACGCAGAAGCCCTTCTGTATACTGGGCCGATTCCTGTTCAGGAAACTCTGGACATCCTCATCTGCAAAACCGCGGTTTGTCGGAACCTCTGCACGATAGCGAGAACTTACCCTGCTGTAGTCGTTGCTGTATACATACATCCTCTTTCGGGCAGTCATCTTACGGAACTTCGGCTTTTCAACCTGTCCCTGTTCTCCTGCAGACCATATATCCGCTATCTCACCATCCTGATAGAGTACTACGACAATGGAATTCAGAAGGTTTCCAGTATAGTCATGTCCTTTCGTATGGCTCATTCTCAATCGGTTCTGTACCGCTTTTATAAGGATATTCTGACAATGAAGACGCAGATGCTTGATTGTCTCATCGTGCACCGTGGTATTCTTGAAATCCTCAAAGGCTTTCGCTACTACCGCCAGATCCTGCGCCCTAAGTCCTGCCATACTTCCAAACAAGATGTGTTCCCCTGAAATTCGCCGGATTAACGTCCACTACCCTTCCGCTCTCCTTGTGCGTACCTCTGTCCACCTCGACCATGTCACCTTCGCGGGGTACTGTTCCCAGTTCAATCCACCCTTCCCTGTCCAACGGAAGAGAGAGACCCCGAAAGTTGTTCAGGACGTCTCCCTTGTCTGAAACGGTGTTCTCGTCGTAGTCACGGCACTTGCCTTCGTAGATGACAACGCCCTCGCCCTCATCGACCATGGGATCATCGTCGACAGCGCGTGTGATGACGCACATGTGGGGGAAACGGTCGTTCTTAGGTCTCTTGGTAGCCATCAGCGGTAAATCCTAGGATTACGGATGCCACGGCCAACGAATCCCCATGACTCCACGCCTACGGAAGGCAGGTCGTACTTGTCGAAGATTGCATTGGCCATGGCAAGGTATTGCTTGAGTACACCAGCAGACATCCTTTCGCCGTTTTCACTGCTCTTCCAGTCGGCATCCTCTTCGCTCCATCCACCGCTCTGTGTAGGCGAACCTGCTATCCAAACGTAAAGCCATGCAAGACAAAGCTCGCGCTCACGTTCGGTGAGAAGGTTGATGTCCGTATCCTTCGTTACGGGTTCCGTTACGGTCTCGGTGTGCGTAGAAGGCTCACCGCTACTGCTGCTTCCCTCGTCAGGTACTTCCTTCTCCACCTCCTTCGGCTCAACGCCTGCATCCAGTATGATGGTGGCAATGGCATTGTCAGGAACTGGGATGTTCCTGGCTTTGCCATTAAGATATTGACCAACTGTAAGAATGTCTGCCATATCGATCGTCACTTAGAGAGTTTACTCGCTACTAGAACTTGAACTAGATGCCTCACCGAACACCTTCACACGTCCATAGTTACGCAGATTGCGGAATACAGGTCCTGCATAAAGCTCGAACTCCACCGTGTTGTTGATGGGGTTCTCGTTCCATGTGCTCAGGACGGCGATACGCTCCTCCACGAAGCTGTACATAGTGTTGCGGGCAATTCCACCCCAGTTCTGACGGTCCTTCCAGATGGAGTTGGTGTTCTTGATGCTGAACATCTTCTCCTTGGTGTTGAACGCGATGATGTACTGAGGATCGAATGCGGGAGCATCCTCGACGGGAACGCCGTCCTCCTCATGTACCGACTTGAAGTCGATGGGAAGGAATGGCCATACGCCACGGTCGTGCATGAAGTTGGCAAGCTCTACGCGGGTAGCGATGTAAGCAGCCTGATTGACGGCCTGTACGTTCTTGTTTGCCAGATAGGATGACAGGACGGAAGGATGGTCTACGATCATGTCGAAGGTATCCTTGTTCATCATCCATGCATTCACGTCACGGCTCTGGGTTGTAGCGAAGAGACGCTGCAGCTCAAGGAAGTCCTTGATGATGTTGGCATCGGGATTCGGAGTAATGGTGTCACCTGAAACGATGAACCAAGCGGGAGAAACCTCCTGGAACTGGTTCTGGTCGAAATCAAAGGTGAAGTCATACTTCGAACCGTCTACCGAAGCCTCGTGAATCTCAGAGGTCGAAGCCAGCTCGAAACACATGTGGGTAAGCTCGTTGTGCATACCGCCGAGGATGTTCTGAGCATTGGTCAGCAGGGAGTCGTAGATGAGACTCTGCATGGATGCACCAGTGTTGTTGCGGGCATCACGGAGCAGGAACATATCGTCCTCGCCCATGGTGTAACCGTGACCGAACTTAGGTGTAGAACCAGTGTAGAACTTCCAGCCCGAGGTGTTACGCATCGGCTTCAGGCCATGAGTGGAGAGAAGGCTTGCGCGGGCCATGATGGGCACGGTTTTCTGACCCTGACTCCATACCTTGCTGTCGCTGGGAGTATCCCAGTTACCGAGCAGACGCCACTGAGCCTTGTTATACTTCGCATTGGCAGTGTCCATGATGACACTGAAATTATTCTCGTCTACATAACGACGGATGTCGTACTGATTGTAGAAACTCTTTGCTCTTGTAGTTGCCATAGTGAACTCCTTTCTTTACTTACGGTTAGACCACTTGAACTGACAGCCGGCATTTGAGAGTGCAGTCTTGATTGCATCGTTGATTGCAGGCATGCGACGCTCCAGCACGGGACGGTCGTTCTTGTAAGCGCCGTCGCCGTCAACAGAGATGGCGTTAGCGTCACGAACGGTGTCATACGGAGTAAGAGCGTTAGGAATAGCCTTTACCTTCTTTGATGTAGCGTCTACCTCTACGAGGATGTCGTTAGCAGCAAGGCCGGTGATGGCTCCACTGAGAGTAAGCACGTTGCCTTCCTTGGAAGAAACGGTGGCATAATACGTAGCAGCCTGTGTCAGGTCGCTACCCAGCTTGGCTACGGTAGAACCAACCTTGAAGGCTGTGTTACCGAAACCGAGGTCTTTGACAGTGACGGTAGTACCGTCAATGCTCTCAACCTTACCTGTGATAATCGGGACAATCACGCGGGTTTCCTCGTTGCAGTTCACAGGTGTACCGCAAGGCAGCACGTCGCCGGGTGCAGGCAGGTCGTCGAGGTTGAAGTTGAAACCGCCGACAAGCAGCTCAGGCTTTCCCTCAAAAACAACAAGCGCACCGCCGAATCTGGCACTGGCCTTGACAATCTGATTAAATGTTCCCTTAATCATACTGTTTACTTTGTGTTGATGAATGAATAATGTTAATTAACCCTATATTCCTTTACAGCCCGCGATTACATCAAATGCGACTCAAGTTCCTTCGTCTCCTTGGCAGCTTCCTCGGCCTCAGCCTGCTTCTGCTTGATATAGTTCTCGAAATCCTTGTTCGAATTCGTTCCATTACCACCAGCACCGCCTGCATAAGGACCGCTGCCCGAGTCTCCGTAGAATTCTTTATACTTGGCCTCATACAATTTCTCAACGTCGATTTTCAGCTTGTCGAAATCGGAATCCTCCTTAATCTCCATTTCCTTTATGGCAAGGTTGACCACTGGTTCGCGGTCTGCCATGCGAACGTCAAGAAGATAGCTCTTGAGATCTTCGCGGATTTTGTTGACGATAGCATCCTTCTTCTCCTGCTCCTGCTTGGCCATGTAGTCCGTGAACTGCTTGGTCAATTTGCCGATAGAGCCTTCCTCGCCTGTGACACCCTCCATAGCCTTGGCCACAGCTGCAGCAATCTTCTCTTCGAGAGTCTTCTCTGCATTGGGGTCTGGATTTGGTTTGGGGTCTGGATTTGGCTTTGGATTAGGATTAGGATGGTCTTTCTCCCACTGAGCCTTGGCAGCGGCAACGGCATCCTCGATGGCCTTCTGCTGCGCCGTCTTCTGCTCTGTCTCCCACTGGGTCTTTCCTTTGGTGATTCCATCGGCTACCTCGTGTCGAAGCTGACCGCTCATGGTCTTGAGCATCTGCAACGGCATTGCATAGGTCTCGTCCGTGACCTTATCGTCTTCAGTGAATTGTGAGAGAAACAAGGTTGCCACCTCGTCAAACGTTCTGTCGCTAAGGTTGTCCACTCCAGCCTTAGACTTCAAGTTCTGAATGAGAAGATTTTTCTCCATAGTCTTTTTTTTCTAGTTTAATTTTTGTGTTGAAAGAAGGGCTTTCTGCCGTCTTCTTGCGGCAAATTTATGAATAAGGTGTAGTAATTACAATGTGTTTAAAGAAATAATTGAAGAAAAATTTTAAAACATATTGTAATAGAGTGGTTTATGAATATTTTTGCCTCGTACAAACAAAAGAATTGTTTACATTATGAAGGTATTTAGTGGATTAAACACGCTGGACGGCAAGGCCATCCGCACCTCCGAATTCATAGAGGGCCTAAGAACGGAGGAAGAGAAGAACAGGAATTCTCGGTTTTTCATACCGAACAAGGGAGCACAGGAAGACGGACTTCACAGCGATGCAGACCTGATTATTTACGGAGGAAACCGAGGAGGAGGAAAGGCGAATCCCTATTACACACCAGTCGCAACACCTACTGGATTCAGGAAAATCGGCGACCTGTGTATTGGTGATCCCATCTGTACGCCCTATGAAGGCATACAGGAAGTAACTGGAATATACGATCAAGGCACGAACACCGTCTATGTTCTGCACCTTGATGACGGAACGGAGGTAAGATGTATGGACAATCACAGATTCCTTGCAAGAGGACATGCCGACGAGCCTTTTATGGTCTGGACTGCAAGGGACATCTTCAACTGCTACAGGATTGACACAAAGCCTCCGTACTCATTCAGAAAGAAAAGGAACGAGCCTGTCGAGTTGCCGCTCTGCGGAGAGGTGGAGCTTGACGAGTCGAAGGTTCCGTCGGTAATGCCGATACATCCATTCGTGCTTGGCTACCTCGTTGCAAAGGGTACATGGGAATTCAACAAACGCGGAATCCCCATATCCGAAAACAACCACGAGGCATACATGTTCAAGAAATACGGATACAAGATATGGAAGAACTACCGTTCAGGCCAGTACATGCTCAGAGGCATCTCGCAGTTCGCACAGAAACAGGTGACGACATGCAGGAACGGAAGCCCCGCATACATCCCGGACTATTACATGAACGCATCCGTCGAGTCGAGATGGGAGTTCCTTAAAGGATTGTTCCACAGGGTAGGACTTTCAAAGGACGCATACCCATACGTCGACCTGCCAGGAAAGAAGTTTGCTGGTCAGGTGGCACAGATGGCACGCTCACTCGGCATCTTCGTACTGATGAGCGAGATTACCGACAACCCCGACAAGGTGGGATATTACAGGATTGTATGCAAATGCCCGGACAACAAGAAGATATGGCATAGGAAATGCAGGCATGACATAGCAAAGACGATAGCGCCTATCCCAAGGAAGATTTCAGACCTTGACGAATGCCTCACAAAGAAAATCCTATGGGTATCAAAGGCAGAGCATAAGGTGAAATGCCTGTGCATAACGGTATCGGGACACGACCACCTCTACCTGACAGACGCATACACCGTCAACCACAATACGGCCCTCATGCTTATGGAGGGCTTGTACGACATAAAGAACAAGCACTACAACAGCGTCCTTTTCAGAAAGAACAAGGACGATTTCAGCAATATCGAGAACGAGAGCAACCGATGGTTTGCCAACCTTGGGAAATACAACAAGTCGAAGGACGATATGACATGGAACTTCAAGACTGGGGCGAAGATGTCTTTCGACCATTTCGACTTGACCTACAAGGAGTTCGAGGACAAGTACAGAGGACAGCAGATAGCCTACATAGGCATCGACGAGCTTCCGCAGATTCCGTTCGAGTTCGTCAAGATCCTCATGGGTTCGAACCGTAACACCATCGGACTGCGCTCACGCATCATCGGCACATGCAACCCGGACCCGCTGTCATGGCTGAGGAAGTTCCTTGACTGGTGGATAGCCGACAGAGACACGGTATATCCCGACGGAGAGAAGCATCCAGAGAAACACGGGCTTCCGATACCTTGGAGGAACGGTGTGGTCAGGTATTTCTTCATCACAGGGGAGACGGTGGACAACATCGTATGGGGAAGCACTCCAGAGGAGGTCTACAAACAAGCCAAGGAAGAGATAGACGCACTCTGGGACCCGCGACTCGCTGAGTTCGGCTATGACAAGATGACCTTTGCCGTCAAGTCTGCCGTGTTCATCAAGGCAAGCATGCTGGAGAACAAGGCCCTGATGCAGAACGACAAGGAATACGTCGCATCCATCCTCAACAAGTCACCTGAGGAACGCGCAAAGGAATGGGAAGGAAACTGGGATGCCATCGCACTCGGTGATGACATAATACAGCCGTTCCACATGGAGAAATGCTTCAGCAATGCAGCCATGCTCGGAGACAGGATACGACGCGCATCATGCGACATCGCAGGTGACGGAGGCGACAACTGCGTCACATGGCTGAAGATAGGAAACCATATTCAGGACGTATATGTTTGCAGGATCGATCCGTACAACACCGTTCCCCTTATCAGGGCAAAGCTGCGTGAATGGGGAGTACTGGAGGAGAACTTCGTGTTCGACCTTCAGGGAATGGGACAGGTCCTGAAAGGTGCTTTCCCGAACGCCATTAAATTCAATAACCAAGAAGCCGTCGCAAAGGAAGACAAGCATCTTTACGACTGCATAAAGTCACAATGCGCATATAAGTTCGCACAGCATACGCAGCAGGGTGAATGGAGCATCGAACCGACACTGCTCAAAAGACAGTTCAAGTCAGGAAAGTCCTTGAACGAGCTGCAGTTCATCCTGCAGAAGGAGAGGAAGGCCATCCGTCAGGACATGAGCAAGCAGGACAAGGGATGGGTGCTCATACCAAAGGACATGATGAAGAAACGCTCGCTCGTCGGCCACTCGCCCGACTTCATAGAAGGACTCATCATGTTCGAGATATTCGACGTGAAGGAAACAGAGACGGAAATCCCCGAATTCCTAAGCAGACATGTGCGTACAATCAGGACATTTGATTTTTCTTAACCCGGTCAACGGCCTATGAGACCCAAAAGCCAGACCATAAAACATAAGTTATGGAACAAGCAATTCAAGACAAGAAGTTCTCTCGCGGTCTCTTGACCAAAAGACCGTTCTACAGAATCTGCCCGGACGTGCCGACAGAGAGCGACAGACTAAGCTCTCCACTTGACGATTTGGGCGAAAAGTATGTTGTAAGAGACAATCTGGTCTACATGGAGGTGACACAGGCAGACTTCCGAAGGGAGCTTGACCCGTCAAGTCACGCCATCAATGACAGGACCGTCTACATCAACTACCGTTACAGCAAGGAGGAAGACCTCTTCTACGAGGAGGATTTCCCGCGCTACGCATTTGCTTATCAGCAGGAGATACTTGATGACCGTCTTGCCCGCCTGACGGGTAACGATATCCAGTTTGACCTTGCAGAGGCAAAATACTCAGCTGAGGCACAGGAGGCATACGACATCTTCAAGGCTGGATGGGCAGACAAGCGCATGGAGAACGCATGGCATTTCGCTGCAAAATCCAGCTGCGCCACTGGCGACACCGCATTCGTAGGATACATGCTGGACGGTAAGTTCGAATGGAAAGTACTGTCATATCTCAACGGCGATGTACTCTACCCGCATTATGACAGACGTACAGGAAAGCCCAACCTTCTCGCCCGCACATATACGGACTGGGACGAAAACAACAACGTCAGAAACTATGTCGATGTGTGGGATGCTGAGAACTACTACAGGCTTGTAGACGTAAAGTATTCTGAGGAAGACAACACAGATTCCGATGACGAACATGTCCTTCACACCACTGCTGGTGATTTCGACATTGACGGCTATCAGATAGAGTTCCATGCGCCTCATTTCTGTGAATGCGGAGTGCCATTCGCATACCACAGACGTGATGACGGCCCGGTATGGTCTCCGTCACAGGAGACAATCGAGCACAGGGAAGCGGCTTTCTCCCGCCTCGCACAGAGCAACCATGACTTCGGCCTGCCGATTCTCGGTTTGTACGGAGAGGGAAAGAAGATTAAGGAGATTGCCACAAGCGATATGTCCTATGCCTCTAAGATCTTCATCATTCCTTCTGACGGAAAGGCTGAGTTCCTCAACCGTCAGGATGCATCCAACGCATACAAGACGGAGCTGGACATGCTTGAGGAGAAGATATACTCTCAGTCGATGGTCATCAAGGCCCCAGAGCTGAAATCAGGTGACACACCCGCAGCAGCCATCAAACTCCTGTATTCCGACGCATATAACAAGGCCATGCTTGAGGCACAGGAATATGACGAGTTCGTAAGGAAGATGATCGACATCTTCAAGTGGGGATACGGAGTGGAAAGCGGAAGCCAGCTCAAACTCAAGAACACAAGGATCTCATATTACATCGTGCCGTTCCTTCCCGTAAACGATGCGGAAGTGACAACGAACCTGTCGGTAGCCGTGCAGAACGGATTCTGCTCGAAGCAGACGGCATCGGAGAAATTCTACTTCTCCACGCCCAATGAATGGGAGCGCATCCAGAACGAGAAGCACGAGGATGATATGCACACCCTTCTTATCGAGGAGCAGCGTCTGGAGATGCAGAACGAGCAGAACCTTTATTATCAGGAAGAAGTGTCCGACATCCAGACGGAGAGTCAGATTGAGGTCATCGACGCACAGCAGAATGCGACGCAGGAGCAGGATGATGACAAGAAGAACGTCAAGAAAACCCGCACCCGCAAAGGCCGTGTGGCAACAGGACGCGGAAGAGGAAGGCCCCGCACAGTAGGTACTGACAAGTGGGGGAATAGAGATAACGAGAACAATTGGGAGAAGTGGAACACATCCCATTAATGCAGAACTGGTTAGGCGGGTCTCATGATTCGCCTAACCTTACAAAACAACGATTAGAATGGCAAACACGATAAATATTCAGCTTTCAGACATCTACGAGCCTGTCACTGATGAGCAGGTCAGGACTGGAAAGAACTTCGTGCTGAGGCGCGAGTCTGCGGCAAACGGACTCGCATCGCTCGTAGACGCACTTATGGAGGATGCCACCGCAAGGATAGTGCAGATATGCTACAAATACGGTGCGGACCCGCAGCGTTTCACCATATCACCGAACTACAACTCAGACATGTTCAAGGAAATAGCAGAGGTGATGGACGAACTTGAGGAGGAGATACTTGACCTAACGGGAAGCTACGCAGTCAGATGCACGAAGGAGGAGAAGAAGAAAGCGCCGTTGCTGCTATGGGTGCTGGCATTGGGAAAGAACAACAAAGGCCTAAGGCAGTCGCTAATAGAACGGCTGAGGATGTTCCTGAAGGACATCGAAGCGATGATTGTTGCGACGAGACTGGCAAAGATACCTGAATCAAAAGCAGTTACACTCATAAAGAGCAACATCCATACGGCCTATCAGATTCCTGGCATGCAGTCTGCATTCAAAAACGCTTCGCTCTTCGAGGCAGAGTACATACGGTCAAGGGGCGTGAAGCGCGGGAACGTCGGTAGTTCCAACTCTGAGGCGAACAACATCTTCCGTTTCGTGAAGATGGCGGTGCAGATGGCATGGATGAAATACCACAGGGACCTCTATGAAGAGCAGGGTGCTGTCGGATATTACGTCCTGAGGGGCAGCACGTATCCATGCGAGCTTTGTCAGAGCAAAGTGGGTTTCCATCCTATAGACGATACGGACGGATTCCCGATGTATCACGCCAACTGCCAATGCTATACAGTACCCATCTTCGAAAAAGACATCAACGACTTAACATTATAACTTATGGAACTATCATCAGTAAAGAAATCAGAGGCCAAGAAGCTCGGAGTAAGCGTGCAGGAGCTTGTGCTGGCCGATTTGTTATCCATCGGGTACAGCGATAACGACGCTTACGCGATAGCATACCCAGAAGACCAGCAGCTGAACTTCTCCATGCAGCAGGCGAACAGGAAGAAGATAATGTCGAGGGTGGCATTCATGGAGCTGCGCGAGAAGAGGAAAATATCCAACGCCAACATCCTTGAGTTCTCGGGTGATACGGCGGACATAGACCTCATAGACACGGAGACCACCGCCAAGGAAATCCTGAAGATCGCCAAGCGGATGCCAGACGGCAGCAAGGAGCGAGGAGAGATGTTCATGAAATACGCGGACCTGACGCGCAAGAACGATGCCGCGACGGAAGAGGCGATGGATGCCATACAGTTCTACTTCCCCATCAAGTGCAACCAGTGTCCGCTCTTCGATGCCTACAACACGTTCGTAAGGCAGAAGGGAGGAAGGGAGATAAGGCCGGTGGAGATGGAGGCCATCATAGCGGCAGCAGCCCAAATAATGGAAAAGGCAAGGAAAAAGGCGGGGAACTGATCCTCGCCTTTTCATTTACTCCTGTTTCTTCAGTCCGAACAGACCCGTTATCGTGTCGAAGACCTTCGCCACCGCAGGCCAGTCATAGAATCCGTTGGCAGCACCGCCGACGATGATGCCGCAGACGCCGCCAAGGACATAGTTCCACAGCACCGACAGGCCGAAATCCAGTCCGTTGAATGCCACGAAGCCGATTCCCGCCAGTACGGCCACGGCCCATGAGACGGCATGCACCACATTACTGTCCGTGATCTTGAACGCGCCGTGAATGGCCGCTGTCACAGCCTGCGTTCCGACTAGAATCGAAGGAATGGCTACCGCCATCTGCTTCAACAAATCAATTACCGTTACTTCCATAATCTCTGAATTTTAAGTTCATTTTTCTTCGTTCTCCTTAAGGATGTCTATCGCCTGTTCTGCGAACTCCTCATTGTGCAGGGCCTCCTGAGCCTTCTCCTCAGCAGCCCACCGCTCAGCCTGCTGACGCTCGTACTCGGCGATGCAGTCGGCCTTCTTACGCTCGATAAGCTCATAGAGTCCCCTGCGGTACTCTATCATCTTGGAAACATGCTCCTTCGCCTTAGACTTGTCAAAGCCAAGCTTCTTCATGTTACCCTTCATGCGCTTCTCCATCTCCTTCTCGGAAAGGAGCATGTAGGGGAAGGTGAGCATCTCCGAGAGGAACCAGAAGCCGTCATGCAGGGCCGGGGACGGTGTCAAGCATACATTGTACATGTTGGTGATAACCATCCCCAGCATGTTCTCGCGGATATTCGGGTCGAAGGTGGCGTACTGCGTGCATATGAAGCCGAACATCTGGCTCGTGGACGGTACGCGGACCATCCATGCGCCGTCGAGGCTGCTCACATGTACACACTCGACGGAAACACGCTCCTTCCCGGAGGAAGTGACGTAGTTGCCGCGCCACAGCTTGAAATTACCTACCCTTACGGCCCTGCCGTAGGGGATCACCATCGGGTTATCCTTGTTCAGAAGCTTCTTTTTTGCCATATCTCGCCAGTTTATCCAGTTTCTTCACGTACTCAGGCTCATATATCATCTCTATGAAGTCGTTGATGAGGTCGATGATGACATCCATCCTCTCCTCAAGGGCCTCGATACGCTTCCTCAACTCTTCCATCTCACCCATCACTTTGTCTTCTTACGCCGTCCGCCCTTCTTCTTGGGCTTCACGGATGGTTTCTTCTCCTCAACTGCAGGGGACTTCGCCTCCTCAGCGACAGCCTGCTCATCCTCAACTGCGGGTGCCTGTCCCACCTCAGTGGCGACGGCCTCCTCCTTCTTCTTCTGGTCCTCCGGCTTGACCACCTCAGGCTCCAACGGCCTCTCGGTAGCTGCCTTCACGTAACTTGCGCCATAATCAGTCTCCCTTACCTCAGGTCGCGGCGCATGCGGCCTCTTCTGTTGTCTGATTCCCATAATTACTGAAATTTAAAAGTTTATAACCAACATTCAGGCATCCGTCTTCGGAAGCCTGTTTAGCAGCCTTGAAATGAAACCCCTGCTGACGAGCGCACGGAACTTGTCGCGCCACGCGTCGCAGTCCTTAACGAGCATGCTGACGGTGTCCGACGCATCGTCAAGATCACACTTAAGCCTTGTCACCTCCAGTGACAGGAGCCTGTTCTGCTCGAACGCCACCGACAAGTCATTCTCAAGCGCCCTGTACGCCGTCAGCGACGGACGCCACCTCTTTACCTTCTCTCCCATAATTACAATCATTTTACGTTAAACCTGTTGTCAATATCACAATATACGATGTAGTGTATACCAGCTGAGCGGCGTCGGCTCTCGAAGTTCAGGCGGTCATGCATCTGACGCCCGAAGGAGTTCATCGTCTCAGCCTGGCACATGAGATGCACGTCACAGTACGTCACATAGTCCCTGTAGAGGTCCGTAGACTTGATCTCCAGACGCACCTCCTCGCTGTCATGGCCGATATGCCTAGACGGCCACAGGAAGGCCCACTGGTCCAGCCACACGTCAACCGTCTGGCCGTTGGCGATGTGCATCTCCACCTCCTCGTCCGTCATCCTGTCACCGCCGACGGGACCAGCGATGCTGAAGCCGTCACGCTCCAGCTTCCACCAGCCCTGCATGACCCAGTTGCGGATGCCGCTAAGCTCCGCGGTCAGCTTGGTCAGCAGAAGCCTGTCCATGTCCTGACGCTTGACAGAAGAGCGGAAGTCTATCCTTACCATCCTGCGGGAAAAGGCCTTGTCCATCTTCCTGTTCGCGGGCATCTGGTTCATCGAGAATATAAGATACGGTATGTCATACGCCGTGCGGATGTCCCTGCCGATACCACGAACATCCTGAGGCTCACCGCTAACCAGCGACTTGAACACATCAGAACCCTTCTCAATATCCGTTCCGCTGATCTCCTGGCACATGTTGAACACCTTACCCTCAATGGCACCCATAGCACGCATGCGAGAGTCGATGTTCCTGTCAAGCAACGCATCAAGACGGGTGGTAGAGACATTCCAGTCACCGAACACCAGCCTTATCACGTTCTGTATCGTGGTCTTTCCGTTGGCACCAGAGCCGATAAGCCACAACGACTCCTCAATGGAACGGCCCATCGCCTTGCGGTCGACACAACCCAAGGCCATGAACTTCTGCAAAACGTCCACATACCTAGGCTCAAGCATCTCGTCAAGGAAACCAGTCCAAGTAGGACACAAAGCACCCTCGTCATACCTGTAAGGCAACAAAGAAGTCACAGGCATACGCTCGGAGAAAGAATGATAAACAGGACTGTGCATGTCGGAGAAATCCCATACACCATTAGAGAAACCAGTAAGACTGCCGTTGTACTCCATAACATGACTGCGGATGCCATCCATAGCATAGTTGAACAGCTTACGCTCACAATCTACCCAGTCACCCTTGACCTTGTCACTGCAGTCCTTACCAGCCGACGAAACAAAAGCATCACGGACAAGATACTTCAAGACCTCAGTGTCGAAAGATACCCATACACGACCATCAAACACATAAACCTCACCATTACGCCAGTAAAAAGCCTTGCTACACGCATCTCGCAATACGTCACAATAGTCGTATAACCTCGCATTCTTGCGATTCTGAAGACAAGCACGAAGTATCTGTGTAGGTTCTATAAAACTACATAAGTCCTTGATAATCCGAGAGTTAAGCAAATTATTTTCGCCATTTTGCATATATATTACTATATTTATATATTAATAATCATAATAAATCAAATATTAGATATTATATAATAAAAATATTACATTCATACATTACATCTGCAAAAATACACCCTATTTAAACCAATTCCAAACAAATTCACATCTTTCATAACTTTAATGAATAATTTTCTTCAAACGTTAAACCTTTTAACACTCAAACGTTAAATTTTTAACCAAAATGAAAAATGAAAAATTCAAAAATTAAAAAATCCCGAGATGAGGTTACAAGAAGACTTTAGTCTTCCTAAAAGGGGGTCTACCCCTTTATAAATCATCAAATTTTTAGCCATATAAATATGTTACATTATACTATATAAAGTAACGTTATTTTTGCGGTTAACCCCTTTATTTTCAGCACTTTCCGAAAGTTGCCCTTATATTCTGATTTTCTTATTTTCTTTATTTTTCTTTTCGATTATTTCTTTACATTTGTGTTTTTTGTGTTTTGGTTTGTTTCCGGTTCTCGATCTGTGATTTTTTTTGTGTTTTTGTTGTTGTTTGGTTTGGATTTGCTAGTATAATATATGTATCTTTGCATCGGGTTTCCGTTAGTGGTTTCCCGCGAACATTATTAATTTAAAAAAATTGAGTTATGAAAACTATGGTAAAGAGTTCCGCCAATACTCGCAAAAATGGCGCTAAGAGTTCAAAGAGTTCAAAGAGTGCTGCAAACGTGGCTGGTGTTGTTTCTTCTGCTGTTGCTGCTGCTGTCGGTGGCGCTGGTACGTCACACGAAACGGCTGTTGCCGTTGCTTCTGGTGTTGCTTCCCCTGCTGTTGTTCCTGCTGGTCGTGCTTCTGATGTTTCGGCGCTGATGGATAACGATCTGAAGGTAATAGAATTGCGTTCTAAGATCGCCGCAAAGTGGGCTGCGGGTCGTTTCGAAGACAGCCCCGAATATATTGCGGTGTCTGCTGCTGTGGCTGGCTTGGATAATGACTTACGCGATCGTGCTATTAATGGCGCTCGCTTGGCTTGGCTGGCTCGCCCTGAAAACGCGGAAAAAAAGACTACTTTAGCCGCTGTGTGTGAACATATCAACCAGCACTATAGCAAAGAGTTTCGACAGATTTGCGGCTGTGCTGTTCCTGCTGCTGCTTCGGTTCGTGTGTATAGCTATAGTTACTTATCCGTTTCGACTATCACAGCCGACAGCGATATTAATGACTATCTTGTAAGTACTGCTGTGCCTGCTGGCTTGTCTGCTTCGGGCTTGGTTGCTGCTGTTATGTCGGTGCGTGTGCTGGCTGACGTAAAGCGCCGCTTTGCCGCTGCTCGCGCTGCTGCTCGTAATGAGTTCCGTAATAGTATGGCGGCGGCTGCTCGCCGTGCTGGTCGCTTGGGTGTTCCTGCTGCTGTGGCTGCTCGTTATTTCAATTTCTTGCTGTCTGCTGTTCCTGCTGCGGATGCCAGCGAAGAAAAGCGCCTTCGCAAAAACTTGGCTTCCTGCTGGGCTTCCCTGCGTACCCTCGAAAACGAAATAGTATTAGCCGCTCCCGCTGGCGCTTTCGGTGCTATCGAAGACACTAAGGGCGGTTGGTGCTTCCCTGCTTCCCTGCCTGCCAGCGCTCCCGCAAAGTGTCGCAAATTGTGGGCCAAACGTGTGCGCCTGCTGTCCTCGATCGATACATTAAACGGCCTGCTTTCGCGCTGTTAGGCGCTTCCCCTGCCTGCTGGCTGCTGGATCGGTCGGCGGGCTTTCCCCTGCTAAGGTTGTCACCTTGTCGCGGTGCTGGGGCTTTCCACTAAGAACAACCAAAAACGCAAAGGTAGTAACGCCTTACTAACAGCCCTGTTAGATTAGCCTCTACACCTTGCACCAACAGCCGAAACAGCCTAATATTATGGGCTTGGCTGCTTCCCTGCTGGTGTTCCTGCTTCCTCTCCGCTGCTTATTCCGTGGGCTGCTGGTGCTGGCGCTGTCGGCTGTTGTATGGCTGTGCGCTGGCTGTGGTGCTTCGGTGGCTGTGGTGGCTTGTCCTGCTGTCGTTTGTATGGCTGTTGGGCGCTTCTGCGGCTGTCGGTTCGGTGCTGCTGGTAGTTACGCGGTGTTGGTGGTTGGGGCTGCTTCTCGCTGGCTGTGGCTGTTGTATGGCTGTCGGCTGGTGCTGTTGTCTGCTGTTGGGGTTGGGGCTTGTGCTGTCCTGCTGTGGTGCTGCTGGTGGGTGTTCCTGCTGGCGCTTCCGCTGCTCGCTGTCGTGCGGTTCTGGTGCTTCGGTGTCGGTGCTGTCGGGCTGGGGTGTTCCTCTTAGATGTATGGTTAATTGTTAGGTGATCGGGCTTTGTTTGCCTGCTGGCTGTTGGCTGTCGGCTGTCGGTGTTGTGGTGGTTGTGGCTGGCTGTGTTCGGGTGCTGGTGGTGCTGTTGGCGGGTGCTTTGCTTCGGCTGGGATTAACCAGCAGGGCGGGCGGTGCTTCGGTGCTGCTTCCCTGCTGGCTTGTGTTCCTGCTGTGCTGTGCGGCTGTTGTCGGCTGGTTCTGGTGCTGTCGGTGCTTTTCTGGTGCTGCTGTGCTGGTGCTGGCTGGCTGTCGCTGTCGTTTCGGTTTAGATCGAAAAAAGGATAGTAAAAGAAAAGCAAAGTTATTTAGAAAATAATTCATAATTGAGTTTATCTATTTTAGTTTTTTGTGGCGCTTGACTCCTGAAAAGGAATTTGAAACGTGCAAAAGATTTTTAAAACGTGATAATGAAAAAGTTTGAAAATGATCACGTTTTATTTTTTCCGCTTTATTCTGGCGAAGATCTATTTAAAGATTTCTAAAAGGTTCGATTCCTTATTAAAGCGCAATTTAATTTTATCACTTAAAACTTATTTGATTATGAAAAAGTATTTAGTTACTTGGGTTTCTCCATCTGGTAATTTGGAGAAAAGAATTTGTGAAAACATTATCGTTTTAGGTATGCTTTTAAATGATGTCGTAAGGACTCTGCAAACTTATGAGTTTTCGATTTCAAATTTCACAATTAAATCTTTATGAGTTATGAAAGAAAAAGATAATTATCGTTTCGGTGAAAACGAAAGCGAATTATTTCGTGCAAATCTGTTGGCTAACATTTTAGAGCTGACAAAGTAACAAACATTTTAAAACATTTGAGTTATGGCAAAGTATTTTGAATTGGCTGAAAGACTTTCAGAAAAGTTTTCGCCGGAGATTATGTGCGCAATTTTAGGCGGCGCAAGTGAAAAGGAAATTTCTAATCTTATGAAAGAGTATGGAATTGAACAGTGATCGAAAGCGGCTTGATTGCCAGCGCAGCCAGGCCGCACAATTTTTCGCGAAGAATTATTCGCGGGAAAAAAGACATCTTGTAATTCTTTCGCGCGATCTTGCGAAAGAGTTTGGTGCGATTAATTCTCTCGGGATCGAGAGGGCAAAGGATTTCCAATTGTTTTATGATTTCCTTTGTGATTTCGAGAAATTGAAAGAATTGATGAAAGAATTCCGCTGGAGTTCCGAATTCCTGAAAGAAAACGGGATCGATTTCAAGTCGTACCGTAGACTTTATTTCTCCGCCGCTTAACTGTGGCGGGGAAAACATTTTGTTTCACTTTTAAAACTCAAAGATTATGATTTACAAAATTATGATTATGCAAACTCAGGATAAAACTGGGTTGCATTACAGCTTCGATGAACTTTATTCTGATTTGGAGACTTTGAAAAAAGCTTTTGAATCAATGAACAGCGAACAAATGTTTGGAGAGATTATAAAAGAAAACATTTCTCCATGTTGGGAAAACGATTGCTTTTCTGTTGTTGTCAGGAAGAAACGCAATTGGACTACTGAAATTAGAACCTGTTTTGTAGTTCCAAGAACTTTGGAAAATCTCCGTTTAGAGGGTGCTTTTTCAATGGAGAAAAATATGCGTCTTTTGGCAATGTTCTGAAAATGCTTTGGCAGTACGAAAATACTGCCAAAGTACGATAATTATTTTAAAGTACGAAAATTATGAAACAGATTTTTATTTTCTTGGCGGGAAGTACGATAATTCTTTTCTCGCTCGGCCTGATTCTTTCGGCAAATCTATTTTATGTTATCATCGGTCTGGTTCTTTTCGGTTTTCTCTGCTTCTGGCGGGATTACTGGAAAGTTTCACGGAAGATTAACAAGGCTTTGGAGTTAAGAGATTAATTCCAAAGTACGATAAATCATTTTAAGGAAAGGAGGAAATTATGAAAACGTTCAAACAGATATCCGATCAGATTGAGCGGATTGAAAGACTGTATTACAATTTCGGTTGTGGTACAAAGAAAATGTTGGAGACGGCTGAGAGATTTCTCGTTTCTCAGCAGAATGTCGGATTATGTTTTTAAACTCTGGATAATATGAAGGAAATTTCAAAGTACACTCTTTCGGTTATCCGTGACCATAAAAACGCGCGGATTAAAACACCGATTTGGAAATTAATGCCGATTTCAAAATGTTGGATTGGTTTGCCGACTATTCAGTACGTTATTTGGTGGGGCGGTCACATTTTGGATTATGCCGACAATTACAAAGACGCGGTAAAACGTAGACGCGAGATTTATAATCTTGCCTGAATTATTTCCCGTGGTTTGATTATCGCGGGAAGTACGATTATTAATTCTAAACTCAAAAGATTATGAAGTACGAAAAAATTATTGTTACTATTTGGCCTTACGAATGTGGGCTGGCTGGCAGAAAGATTAAAGACGTTCGCGATGCAATAACAAGCGACAGTTTTTCAGTCTGGGATGATGAAAGAATCCGCAAGTGTTTCAATTTTGGAAACGGGACTAAAAAAGACTGGGAGCGTTTTATCAGAGACAATAAGGAAAAAGTCATTCCTACAAAGAAATTCTTTGAGATTGTCGATTCTCTGCCGAATTCTCAGGATTATTACAATTTCCTGCGTGACATTCTACACTACTAAAACTTTGGCGCGGTTGATTCTGCGCCGAAGTACGAAAATTATTGTATCACTTTAAAAACTTAGATTATGGAAGTAAAATTAGTAAAAAGTTACCGTCACAATTACAATCACGAATTTGGCGGCGACGATCCTGAATGGTATTACGACGATTTCTGCGCCGAAGTGAAAGTCATAAAGGAAAATCCCGAATGGAATCCGTGGGAGAGACTTTTCAGATGTAGTCTTCATATCCGCTATAACGGACATTCGTTTGCAAACGGACATCACTGGAGCTTGTCGGGATGGTCTGACAGGATGGATGAAGCTATGGTGAAAATCTTCGGAGATTCTTTCGTAACTTTTTCTTCGCGCAAATCTCTGATTGACGGAATAAAGAAACTTGTCCCGTTCTTTCCTCCCGTACACTACAAAAACGGAAAAGAATTGAAGTACGAATTTGCATAAAACACAGAATTATGGAAAAGAAAAAGGAATTATGGCGCAAGTGGTATGCCATCAACGAAAATTGCCAAAGAAAATGCGGTTTTCACGGAAGTTATGGAACGCAGAAAGACTACGACTATTGGTCGAAAATGCTGCGAATCTCTGGCAAAATGCTCTGCCGCTTGGAATTTATGTACGGCTTAAAGGTTCATTATTCCGCGTTCGGTAGATTCTGCTGGGTTTAAAAACTCTGCGGAGATTGATTTCTCCGCTGGGTTCTATTATTTACTAAAAAAATTACAATTATGTTCAAAACTATTTTCACAGTTAGGAAAACAGTCGGGGAAACAACTCATTTCTCCGTCTATTTTGAAAACTATCACGAAGCATTCGTTTTTGCGAAAAAAGAAGCAATCAGGATTAACGGACTTGGTGGCACCGATTTCAAAGAACGCGAATATATTGACGGTAGTTTTTCTTTGACTTGGGATTTGGATAACATCCAGATTCTGATGAACGATTTTGCTTGGGTTACGGATTATCGCGCGAACGGAATCAAGTTCTATGACGATTCAGGACTGCCGTTTGATTTTGAAACGATGGAAGATCTTCGTAGTTGGTTCGCGCTGAAAAGGAAACTGGCTGAGAATTGATTTCATAACTCAAATAAATGTTTTTCGGGTGCGGTGTTTGAGAAAATGCCGTGCCTACTATTGTTTCACTTTTAAAACTCTACGATTATGACAAGAAAAGAAAAATTACGCGAGATTTTCAGCGATCTGAAAGACGGTCTGCGCTTCTGTGTGGTTGAACGTCACGAGAATTTTGTTTCTCAGGGAAAATCATTCTCATGCGACTGGAACGGACATTGGAGTAATTCCTACATCTATTTCAGGAATTACGGATCTTGGGCGCACGCTGCGACTCTGGCTAACTTGGCCTACGAACTTGAAGGTGTTGACCTGAATGACGTTATCACGGAAAGCGAGTACGAGAAATTATCAAAAGAGAGATTTTTCGGCTGGCGCATCTAATCTTTCATCGGAGCGGATTAATTTTCGCTCTGGTGGCTTATTGTTTAATCTTTAAAATTTTCAATTATGAGCGTAATGATGATTTCTCCGCAAATGATTGCGGACGCGCACGAAAAGGCGCAATGGTTTTTCAAGAATTATTGTATGTGGGAAGAGGACTCTTCAATGTGTCCGATTCTTGCGAAAATGTCAGAAACACAGATCTCAGAGTTTTTCCTGAGACTGTACTATCTAAACTCAATCAGCTATGATATTCTCTACAGAGAAGAAACGACTCCCGCAAAAGAGTTTGAAGACATTTGGCCTGCAATAGTCAGGGAAGGAAAGAAAAGGAAGAGAATTA